ATAAACATTGAATTCTTAATTACCCCAACGGGAGCGTCTTTTGAGAATATATAATTTATACTTACCTTTAGCCCCCGGTTTAAAAAACTGGGGGTTTTTTATTATCTAATATATTTATTGTTATGAAAAGATTATTCGAAGGATTTAAAGATATTGATACTCCTGATATGAAATATTATGCGTTCGATTGGGACGATAATATTGTGTCGATGCCAACCAAAATTATTTTAAAAAATGAAGATGGTGATGAAGTTGGTATGGGAACTGAGGATTTTGCGGAGTATAGAACTAAGATTGGAAAAGACCCCTTTAAATATAAGGGTGATGTTATTGTGAACTTTGCTGAAGACCCATTTAGAAATTTCGGTACTAAGGGTGACAAACAATTTTTAATTGATGCTATGAAAGCGGAAGAGGCACCTGCGTTTACTGATTTTAAAGAAGCAATAAATAACGGGTCTATTTTTTCAATAATCACCGCAAGAGGTCATTCACCAAAAACTTTAAGAACCGGAGTTTATAATTATATTATTACAGGGTTTGGAGGAATCGATAAAAAACAATTATTAAAAAATTTAAAAAAATTTAGAGATTTTACAGACCAAGAAGATATGTCTGATAAAGATTTGATTGAAAATTATTTGGACTTATGTAAGTTTTATCCTGTGTCATATCAAAACGAACAAGGAGCAAAAAATCCCGAGGAAGCAAAGGTTATGGCGATGGACGAATTTGTGAGTTATATTAAAGAATTATCTTCAGAATTAAATAAAAAGGCGTTTTTAAAGAAAGATATTGGAAACAAATTTTTACCTACGGAACCTTCAATTGGTTTCTCTGATGATGATATAAGAAATGTTGAAGTAATGAATAAGCATTTTAATAATAAAGCAGATAATATAGTTAAGACATATTCAACTTCAGGAGGAATTAAGAAACGAATGAATTAAATATTTATATTAATACTGGATACTGGAACTGGATAATATATAATAAATAAAAAAGAAAAAATAAAAGTAAATAGAAAAATTTTCATTTACCCACTATTTATAAAAATAAATAACAAAATTAAAAAAATACAACTATGGCTGATTTACTGATGAAAATGCCGATACCTTATGAACCAAAAAGACAAAACCGGTTTATATTAAGGTTTCCTTCAACTTTGGGAATTAATGAGTGGTTTGTGGAATCAACAGCACGTCCGCATATTACTATTAATGCAACTGAAATTCAGTTTTTAAATACTTCAACATATGTTGCCGGTAGATTTACTTGGCAGACAGTTCCTGTGACGTTTAGAGACCCAATTGGACCTTCTGCGGCACAAGCTCTTATGGAGTGGGTTCGTTTAACTGCTGAGTCTGTAACAGGTCGTATGGGTTATGCTGCGGGATATAAGAAAGATATTGATTTGGAGATGCTTGACCCAACCGGAGTTGTTGTTGAAAAATGGATAATGTATGGTACGTTCTTATCGGATGTTAACTTTAATACGTTATCATATAGTCAAGACGGATTGGCAACAATTGGTGCGACTTTGAGAATGGATAGATGTGTATTGGTTTACTAATATTTTAATGACTTAATAATAATCCATATTTTTATATTAAACATATAGAAGTATGGATTTTTTTATTAAAAATACTTTATAAGTAAATATATTTTACTACATTAGTAGTAATAAAATTAAAATTATGGATACACAATCAAGAGATTACGGACAACAAAACTTAACACTTCCACATGATATAGTGCCATTACCATCTGGTGGGTTATTTTATAAAAATAAAAAACAATCGGTTAAGGTTGGTTATTTAACGGCCATGGATGAAAATATCATTATGGGTGGTGGAACGGACTTTGCAACAAATTTACTTAGGGCTAAACTTTATGAACCCGATTTTAAAGTTGACGATATGTTGGAGGGTGATGTTGAGGCGATTTTAATCTTTTTAAGAAATACTGCCTTCGGTCACGAAATTACAATATCTGCTATTGACCCGTCAACAAAAAAAGAATTTTCTACGGAAGTTTCATTGGGTGAGTTAGACATTAAAAAAGGACAATCTCCGGATGAAGAAGGGACGTTTTTAATTACATTACCCGTTTCAAAAACAAATGTTAAAATAAAGCCATTAACTTGGGGTGAATCTGCAAATTTAAATAAGGTGTTAGAAACATATCCTGCGGGAAGGGTTCCTCCAAAAATAACTTTAAGACTACAAAAAGAGATTGTTGAAGTAAATGGTGATAGAAGTATTGCGACTATAAGTCAATTTGTCGAACAAATGCCTATTGCAGATTCAAAATTTATTAGAAAATTTTTGAATGACAATGAACCAAGATTAGATTTAACCAGAATTATTATAGCCCCATCAGGAGAAAAACTAACTGTCAATGTTGGTTTTGGGGTTGACTTTTTTCGCCCTTTCTTCTAATTACAGAAAAATGCAACTTGACGAATTTTATTATTTAAGTTCGTTATTAAAAATAAGTTATAGTGATTTCGAAAAAATGCCCGTTTTTATGAGAAAATATCTTTTAGAAAAATGGGTTGAAAATAACCAAGAGGACTGAAAATTCAGTCCTTTTTATATTTATAAAAAAAGTTAATTATGGCAGATGATGAAAAATCAAAAGGTTTAGAAGAAAGTTTTAAAAAACTTAGTGATGAGTATATGCCTAACGTTTTAAAAGCGATGGGTGAATTACAAGGTGCTGCAAGAAATTTAAATAGTACCTTTGGTCAGGGTGGAGATAGGATTAATGAAATGCAAAAAGCTCTTGGGTATGCGAACGCTGCGGTGACTAAGTTAGGTGGGAATATGGACGACGCAGTTAGAACTATGCAAGACATTGCGTTAGGTACTCGAAGAAACGTATTGGCGGCACAAGAAGACGTTAGTAAATTATATGCTGCGTCGAAAGTTTTAGGTCCTTATTCTGATGTTAGACAACTTGTTTCTAGTTTAACAGATGTCGGAGTTCAATTCGCACAAGCCGGTGAAGAAATACAAAAATCAATGAATTATGTAAGAACATTAGGTCTTAATACGCAACAAATTATGAGTGATGTCACCAATAACATGGCTATGATGAATAAATTTAATTTCTCAAACGGTGTTGAAGGATTGACAAAAATGGCTGCTCAAGCTTCAATTTTTAGGTTTGATATGAGTGATACATTTACACTTATGAATAAAGCTCTTGACCCAGAAGGGGCTATAGAGTTATCATCTGCATTCCAAAGAATGGGTGTTACTGCTGGAGACCTAACTGACCCATTTCAGTTGATGTATAAGTCACTTAACGACCCTGAAGGACTACAAAAGAGTTTAGGTCAAATGACCGAAAAATTTAGTTATTTTGATGATAAGACAAAAACATTCAAAATAAGTCCTGAAGGAATGTTGCAAATGAGGGAATTGGCGAAACAAACTGGTATAAGTTATGAGTCATTATCTAAATCCGCATTGGCATCGGCTAACTTAAGTGCTGCTTTAAAACAAATAAATCCGTCAATTAATTTCAAAAGCGAGGAAGACAAACAATTATTATCAAACATTGCACGGATGGGTGAAAGTGGTGAATATGAAGTTAGCGTTACGAATGAGAAAGGAGATATAGAAAAGAAAAGATTATCAGATTTAAGCCAACAACAAATGGATAAATTAATTAAAGAACAAAAAGAAGGTCCAAAAACTTTAGAAGATTATGCTAGAGGTCAAATGAAGACTATGGATATAGTTCAAGCTGATTTACATTATATAAGAGTTAATTTAGAAAGTGGGGCTGCGACTGCAAAACAAATAATGGAAACTGAAAAGTTAATAAGAGATGTGACAACTTCATCAACAGATATAATTGCAAAGGCATTTCCAACCCAAGATGGCGTAAGAAAAGAGACTGAAACTGCAGTATCAACTATGTTAGGGGCAATTAAAGAATTGACATCGGGTAATGTGGATTCAAAACGAGTTGCTGAATTGGGTGATTTATTTAATAGTCAAATGAAAAACCTTGAAGGTCAAGGACTTGAAAAGATAAAAGAAACGATGATAAAACTAAAAGAGAATGTTATAGATAAAGGTAGTGCATACAAGTCAAAAATATTAGAACCATCAAAATCAACAGGTAAAGTTGAATCTACAAAAACAAGAGACAATAAGGTATCTGTCGAACAAAATACTAATGTTTCCGGAGAAATAAAATTCAAAGTAGAGGCCGGAAATGCTAACACGACACAGATAGAACAATATTTAAATACACCGGATTTCAAACGAGCGGTTTATAATGCATTAACAAACATGGACGCTAATGCGGTTACCAATCTTAAAAAGAGTTTAAAAATTAGTTAAAAAAAACAACTTAATCTATTTATTATAAAACACGTTAATGGCAAATAGTCCTTTAGATTTCCCTTCATCACAAACCTTTAGAAATAGGTTGATAGTTAGAAATTTGGCACCGTACCCAAAGTCGCCAAGAAGGGTTAATCCGCCAACAACTTATGAAATTATACAATCTGACTTACCGGTTATCGATAGTCCGGACGAGTTAATAGACCAACCAACCTTTGCAAACACATTATATCCG